CGAAGATTCTTTATGTGTGTATAGACAATTTTTATGTTTTTGACATGTCTATACTTTGAATTATTCTTGATTATATTCGCCGCCTTTAATATATATTCAGTTGGTGGATTTTCATCTTTTATCACCAAGTGTGGACTAGAAAAAGAATTCAAATGAAACCATAACCAATTATCTTCAGATTCTTTAACTATTCGCCAATTGTCTTCTGCGTTTTTTCCAACTTCGTATTCCATTTTCAACAATGAAACCTATGTACGGGTTAATATTTTAAATAATCATTTTATTCTTATTTCTATTATTTAAAAAATGTTACTTTTCATATAAAGAACAATTACATAAATAATCAAAACACGAAAACCACCGCACAAGTAAACACAATTTTTCCACCACCAATCAATAATAAAACTTGTCGTTCTATACAATACTTCTAAATCAAGATGAGATTTATTGGAATTGTTGGGAGGAAAAACAGTGGTAAAAGTGATGTTGTTCAAATGCTACTTGAGTATTTTATCAATGTAAAAACACTGAGTTTTTCTGAGCCCATTAAACAGTCAACTAAGATTCAGTATCTTCTATCAGATCAACAAATAGGCCCTGGGAAAGACATCGAAGACCCACGATGGGGACATACTCCACGTACTATGATGAGGTCTATAGGTTCTATGATGACATTTTTAAACGATGATCATTATGTAGAATTGATGAAGGTGAGATTGGGTCAAGTAGATCCGACTGGTTTAAAAATTGTGTGTCTTTCGGACATAAGGTTCCAGAATGAAGCGGACTACGTAAAAGAGATGGGTGGTATTCTCATACACGTAAGAGAACCCGAAAGAGACGTCAATTCTCCTGACTTTGAACACTGGGATGAACATATTTCGGAATGTTATAGTGATGACATTGAATGTAATTATTACATTGAGAATACTGATCCAATTAGTCTTAGGTCAAAGACAGATGCTATTTTCCATGAAATATCCAATCTGAATTAATAAAATAAATTAAAAAAAAAACATTCTTTTTTAAATCCAGGAAATGTGTTTACACATTTATTGTTCTGGCAACATGGGTTTGATTTTATCACCCGATTTTTTAAAAACAAATCCCCGGGAGTTGTAGAGATTTTTTTTAAAACTCATTTGGATTTGTTATGTTCCAAGACACATTTATATATGTTTAACTTAATAAAATATTGTGAATATATCAAATGGACTTTAAACCTAATCTTTCACCTAGACAGATATTTAAAAATGGTTCTTTTGGTGGGACATATTGGAGACCAATAAAATCTAAATTCTTCAAGAATACTCTAAGTAATAAACATAAAAAGTACAGTTTTTTATCTAATATTCCTGACAATCTGATGACAGTTCCTTTCGACGATTATGACAAGAGTATCAATAAATATGGTGTTAAAGTTGGTAGTACGTTAGAACACTGGGAATCAAAGGGATGGATTGATAAATCACATCCTTATGGATGGGTAGAATGGTATTGTGATTACTATTCTGGTAAAAGAAGTCATGACGACGAAAGACAAATAAAAAGATGGAAACAGCTTGCTGGTCCCAATGGTCGTTTTAGGAAATTTTTGGTAACAATGATAATGAAGAAAGGAAGTAGAAAGGATTGGGATAATCCTGAAATAAGTCCTGCCATAAGACAAACTTTACAACATTGGGGTTACAAACTGACCAAAAAAGATTTTGACCAGGAGCTTAAAAATAGAAAAAAATAAATAATAAATATTAGTTATATAATATAAAATGTCTCTACGCGCCTGGTATAAATTTGACGATACGGATTTAACAATTGATTCTCAAAATAACGCCAATTTAAACGCCAATGTAGGTGTTACAAGTATTTCGGAGACATTTAACGGAAACTCATTCGATGTTGCTTATTTTGATGGATCTTCTTATTTAAACATGGTCTCAACAAATGTGACCAATAATCTGAGTACTATATTATTTACAAGTAGTCGTACTTTTTCAGGATGGTTAAAGCCTGGTTCATCAAACGGAGTAGTTCACGCAAATGGTGACAATAATACTTCAAAACGATTTAGGAATTCTTATAACCCAACTGGATTTTTAAACCTTGATTTCAAGGGAAGCACCTTAAGTGGAAATACTGCTCCGGTGCCAGGTACTTGGTTTCATTTTGCTACTACATTTAATGGTACAAGTAAACTTGTTTCACAATATGTCAATGGAGTCCTAGTAAATTCTGGAACATTTACAGCTCTTAGTACCAATAACGGTGCATTCTCTATTGGTAGGGATCCTACTACATCTTCTTCAGAGTTTCTTGGTTCCATGTCTGATTTTAGAATTTACAATAGTGATTTAAATGCAACCGCGATAGGTACATTATTTACCAATGGTCCCCTTGATCTTGGTCTTTTAGTTCCTGATATGATTGTTACGATGTATTCGCATGCGGCAGAAATATCTTGGCCTGAAGTTTCTGGTGCTACTTCTTATACACTTAGGATGAGCGAAGCAGGAGGAGACTTTGTAACTATTTCTGAAACAACTGGTTTAACACATACTGAACTAAATTTAAATGACGGTTCTCTCTTCGATTTTGAATTGTACAGTGATCTTGATTTGGTTACTCCAGCTTATACAAGTACTGGAAATTCAACTCCATCTGCCGATGAGACAGAAACTGGTAATTTACTTAGTTTATTATCAAATGACATTTCAGAGTTAACCACAGATAATGTTCAAGAAATAAATGAATTTATTTCTGGTAACTTAACACAAGGAGATGAACTTGTTGGAAGGATTTCATTTAACAATGAAGGTATTTCCACAAATACAATGACATTTGTTTCAGATGAAGGAACAATATCGTCAGATACTACAAATATATTGACTCCATTTATACCAGGAGGAACAGATACAGAAAAACAAATCAATTTGACTCTTTCGGATTCTACAACTGAAAATATTACTTTCGATGAAACTACAAGTACAATGGATGTAAACGGCACCACTTATAATATTGGTGATTCGTTTATCATTGATGGTAAGATAGCAAAAATTTCAGAAATAAATTAATTAAAAAATAGTATGTTTAATATATATGTAAATATTATATATACGGTAAGAATAATCATGTGTACGTATACGGGAGGTAAAGCTCGTATTGGAAAAAAGATTTTCGAAGCAATTGATAAGTATGAAATGGAAGTAATTGGTAATCACAAAATGCCATATTTTGTAGGGATGGTATTTAATTATAAGTATAATAAATAACTCCATCAATTATATTTGTATTAATTCCATTTCTGGCTAAAAAGCCATTTTTCATTATTTCTAGTAAATATGCTCTATCTATTTCCAATAATTTTAAAATTTCACATGATTTAACACATTTATTCACTTGAATATACATTAAAATTCTTGGGAGTACACACTTAAATTTAGTGTTAATCTTGGTTTTTTTATTTTCAATGTGTCTAATTTCATCGTGTCGTCTCTTCATCTTATTGTGAAATATTTACTATGAAAGACATCCAATAACAAAATAGAATAAATAATCAAAATAATAGAATTTAAAAATTATTTGTTTTCTTCAATCATCAATTGTCAATAAGTTCAAAGAAATGGAATATTTGATCATTAAAATGATTCAACAATAGAAAAAGAATACAAATAAATAATTTATTTTATTAATAATATAAACAAAAAAAATATAAGACACTAGTATTTCACAGCATCAAATCCTCTTCCAACATGTCTCTTCTAAGTCATTGTGATCCTTCAATCAATGTCTCGGTGAGATATTCCTCGAGTTCAAACAGGGTATATGCTGAGGCAGAAAAAAGAGGAGGATGTATTACTCTTTCAGAAATAAGTGAAAACATTAAGAATTCTCCTTTATACTCAATTGGAGACAACATGTGGAACCTCGATTCTGATCTCTATATAGAAAACGGAGTTACATTGAATGTTATTGGAGAAGAGCTTCGTCTATTGAGCAACAATGAAACAATTGTGAACCTTCGAGGTCATGGTGGATCATTGTACTTCGATGAAGCCCGTGTAATTTCATGGGACGATTCAAAGAATGCTGTGGATGAAAATCAAGATGATGGAAGGTCCTACATTAGCTGTATTTCTGAAGTTCTCACTGGAGAAACATGTCTAGGAAATGCCAAGAATGATATGGGAGAATGCAGGATGGACATTTTCAACAGTGAAATAGCATATCTAGGTTACCATGCATCTGAATCATGGGGCCTTTCGTACAAGGTTCGAGGATTTTGCAAGGATAAGAGCAATCCTGAGATTTTTGACGATGTCCGGGTACGTGGAGACATTAAAAATTCTTTGATCCACCATAATTATTATGGGCACTATTCATTTGGTCACCTGGGTGGAGTATGGGTAGACAACGAAATCCACTCGAATACTATATATGGATTTGATCCTCATGACTATTCTGAAGATCTTATTATTTCTGATAACGTTGTATATAACAATGGTAATCATGGAATAATAGCATCAAAGTGGTGTTCGAATGTAACGATTACGAATAACGTTGTTTCAACGAGTAATGTAGGAATATTTCTCCACAGTCTAGGAGATTTTTCTACAGTTAAGAACAATGAAGTCTCTGAATGTGACAGCGGTATAGCCTACCTAGAGTCTTCTCATGGAATTATTTCGAGAAACACGTTGAAAAACAACAGAATTGGGATTAGATTCTCCGTTGGATCTGTAAACAATACAGTTTCCGGTAATGTTATCGAAGGTTCTGAAACCTCGGTGTCTACATTCCCAGGGAGTGATACACCAGTAGAAGCTGATTCAGGGCGTGTTTCTATGATTACATTTTCGAATAATGTTATTATGGGTGGGAAAATACAGATAAGGGAATCTGATAATATAGTATTCTTTGGAAACACAATCGACGGCAATGTTGATTTTAGACTTCAAGATTCTTCCGCTTTAATAAAGGACGATGTTTCAGTAAGACTTTCTGGTGAATCCTGCGTAGACTCTAAGTCGTTGGTAGATGGAGAATTATGTGACTTTGAAATTGAAGAAGTTTCTGAAATTTCTATGAATCCTACACAAAGTCCGACTGAAATGAATCTTACCGGTACAAGTAGCCCAACAAGTGTACCCATTACGGATGATTCTATTGTGAATACTCCTGTTATGGATGTTCCTGTTATGAATACTTCCACGGATAGTCCCACGAGTAGCCCCACGGTTTCTCCTATGGGTGTTGATGAAGCAATAGAATCAGTCGAATCTGAAAATACAGATGCAGTTTCTGGGAGTTCTAAACTTAGTTTTGGACTTAAAGAGTTGACTATTCCTATCATATGTTTATTTTTTATTAAATAATCATTTGGAATAATTTAGTTTAAAATAAAACAATAATAAACAATAAAACACAACACAAAAATGTCTGATCTTGATAATCGTCGATGTTCTATTGATAATTGTCAATACTTAACATCATTCGAAAGATGTGATAAACATGCAATTATAGGAGATGTTAATTTTAAGAATTGTATAGTTTGTCTTTCATATAAAGCAACTTTTGGAGACTCTATTCCATTGAGATGCGTTGAACACAGATTAAAAACTGATTACAATTTGGCAAGATGTTTCCATGATAGATGCTACCGAGTTCCTAAGTATTGCATTGGCGTAGGTTTGACGCCAACTTTTTGTTATGAACATTACCCAGATGGGTATATACATGTAGGTACTTGTACACATGAGAATTGTGAGAGAAAATGTGAATATGGATCACTCGAAGATGGCGTTAAGAGATATTGTCAATTGCATAAAAGACCCGATGACAAGAATTTATTGAGTAAAAGTATTGGTAGTAAAATGTGTGGAATTGATGGATGCACGAGGCAAGGTAATTTTGGAATTACGAAGCGTACAAGATGTTCTTTTCATAAAAAAGATGGGGACACTCTAATTTCAAATAGGAAATGTTGTCATCCAGGATGCTCAAAGAGCTCAACGTTTGGTTTGAATGGAAAGAGAACTCATTGTAATGATCATAAACCATATGATGCCACAAGTATAATTAATCGACGTAAGAGAAGTCGAAAAGAATATGAAGTTGGTAAAGGTGGAAAGAGAAGTCAAAAAGAATATGAATTTGATAAAGACGGAAAGAGAAGTCGAAAAGAATATGAATTTGATATAGAAGACTTTAAATTTGTAGGTGACGAAAATCTCGATGATTTGATTTTGGGGTTAGATTTTAATTTTTAACTTTAAAACGTAGTTTCTTTGATAAAAATCTAAATATATTCATACTATTTATTTCTTTAACATCATGTCTCAATTTTGCAATTATTTCTTGAGATTCATCTAACTTATTTTCAAGTTCATCATTTAATAATTTGCATATGCGCAATTCTTCCTCCAATATTAATTTATCATTTTCAATTTCTGAACAATAATCAACCAATTCAAAAACATCATTTTCATATTCTTGTTCTAGATGATTAATAACGGCCTGATATTTATCTTGGTATTTATTACGCCTCGTGTTCACCATTATTTCAATAAATACAAATAAATAAATTTTAAATATTTATCGGCATTTATAAATATATATTAAAATATTAATGTTTATTATTGTTTACTTTATATATCTATTTTATCACAAATAATGTCTGTAAACTGGTCTAATTGTCTTACTGTGAATAAGAAGAAACACATTGAAATAGATGATAAACATAAATTATGGACGGATCTTATAAAACCTAAATGTATAGATGATTTGATTGGAAACAAATCACAATTAAAAGAGGTAAATGATTGGTTTGTAGATGTTCAAATGGACACTTCTGAATCAAGCAGATGCCTTTTTGTACATGGAAATTCTGGTGTAGGGAAGAGTACATCCATAAGCTTGATAGCAAAAAAGAACGGATTTACACCACTAGAAACATATGCAAATATACAAAGAACTCCTCAAAAAATGGAATCTCTGTACAGAGAATTGTCAATTATTGGAGATCAATCCGTATTGATTTTAGATGAAACAGAAAGCTTTCTCAAAGAAACATCTGTTGTTAAAACATTCACTAAAATGTTTAAAAATAAAGAAAAGAAGAATGGTAGAAGAATTATATGTGTAATTATTTGCAATAGCGTAGATAAAAGTCTGAATACCTTAAAAGATTGTTGTGAATCAGTAGAATTCGAAAATCTGAATCCAAACGACATAAATATAATCTTCAGAAATTTATCTAGGAAAGTAATGAAATTTTGTTATATACCACCTATGGCATCTTTCCTGGTTTCTTCTAAAACATCTGGAAATATAACTCAAGCGGTAACACAGATGCAATTTTTGTATCAAAATACGCCATTTCCAGCAATAAAGAGGAATAAGAATACGAATAAAAGACTTAAATTAGACCAAAGTTCAAAAAATGATACATCTTTTCAGATGTGGGTAACGACATATAAGCAATCAAATATAGATTGTTTTATAGAAGAAGATAATTTACTGGACAGTATATCTAAAATGAATAAAAGTTTTCTAGATAATCTGTCGAATAATTTATTTAATGAATACCTTAATTATTTTCAAAATTCAACAGTAGAAACAATGAATTCTATTTCAAAATGTACCGAATACCTTAGTCTATCTGACATTAATAAGGTAGAATTCCACGAGGATAGACTATATGAATCAGAAAACATAAACAGATATTCTGAAGATGAAATAGGATTTATAGTTGGAATATACGGGGGTCTATCTAAATTAAGTGGTCGGAAAAAGAATACATGGCAATCAAAAAAGCCAAGGAGAACCAGAATTAAGTTTGAGTATCCGTAATTTTTAGTTGTTTAAATATAATTTCTTCTCTAAATACGATTCTTTATTATATCTACCATTAGACCATCTTTTTAATCCTTGAATCTGTAGGAATCCCCTTCTATCATTACACATCTGTTCTAGTATGGTGTATATGTCATTTGACTTAAAATCTACACCGGGTGTTCTTATCACAGACTCAATGGTGTATATAGTAGGTAAAGATTCGCTCTTCCTATATATAACTGTGAATAAATGTTCCTTATTATCATGAGTCATAAAGAAAGAAACATTGTCATATATCCTAAACGGATCTCTTAGTAATTCTCTTGCATTACCCAATTCCTTGCATATATCAGTGGGAGAATCTTTTATTATTTCTTGTATTTCATACTTCTTTATACATTTATAAGAAACACTCCTTGGTACTGAATAAGATTTTATCTTTTCTCCAATTGGACCATTTAAAAGAACATTTGGTACAAAACAAGATGTTAATTTAATAAAATACAATAGTATAAGATATCTCATGTTTATTAATAAATACATATATTAAAACGAGTAATTATACTGTGATTCAGAATCAGAATCAAGATGCATTTCTCTCATTGGTGATTTTGTTGGAGAACGTGGTATATATTTTATACAAGGATAAGGACTCAGGAAAAACCCAGAATCGCAATCACTGTCGCTAGATCCATCCATTATCTCAGGAGAATCTAATTTTTTTGATGATGTATATACTTTTTTGATATTATTAAGTTTCAATTGAAAAATTTTTTGATCTATATGAGTTGATGTTTCAATATTGTTTTTTGTTTTAACTCCAATTTGATGTTTTGATTTGTGACTCGTGCAATTCCCCATTTCATTGTATATATATCATGTATAAATAAAAAATGATTTTCAAATTATATATTTAATATTGTCGTTCTGATGTTTCATTATTCTCAATATATAAACATATTCTTTCCTACCAGATGCAGAAACAGATCTAGTATATGTTTGCTTCCTTGGCGTGACTTCACCTTTATAAATAACATTCCTTTGGAATTTAACATGTTTATTAGTTGAAATTAAACTCCACTTATTTAAATCCATTATTTTTTTCAATTCTTTTTCGTTATTAACTGGAAAAGACATCTCATGTCTAAGTTCTGTTTCAGTTAAATCGTTAACTATCTTATCAGTATATTCAAATGTGTCATTGCTCAAAGGTTTTTGTACATTTGGTTTTTGTACATTTGGTTTTTGTACATTTGGTT